GGGAAATATGTTAAATTAATTAACCCTAACTTTGCTAAGCCCAAAGGAATTCGGCATGTAGATGCTGCAATCGACCCTTATGTGCGCGAGGCATTAAAGAAGTATAATAGGGAGTTATATAAAGAAAGCGCTGGTTACACAAGATCGGGAGGAGGATTAGAACCTTTAGAAATGCAATTTCAAGCCTATGATCGTAAGTATAATACATTTTCAGATATACCTGAAAATTTGAGACATTATTATGTTGCTGCTGTTGAAAAGGTAAGACATGAAATGAGATTAACTGAAAAAGTTATCCCATTATGGTTATATGATGTAGAAGTTGATGGATCAACTTCAGCAGGATGGCCGTATTATAAGAAAAAGTCTGACGTTGGACAAAAGCTTTTTGATGATGCAAGATTACTACAACATAGAATGAAACACTATGGTTTAAATACTCAATACCCACCGTGTACTGCGATGATGTCTGGAAAGATATCAAAGATCGAAGAAGCAAAAACGCGTTTAATATGGCAATACCCAGGTACAATGACAATTTGTGAAGGTGTATTTGCTCAACCGTTAATTGATGCATATTTACAAAAAGATAAATCACATTACTTCATGACTGGCCTTGATGCAATTCAAAGGCATAAAGAGTTTCAAGCTCTAACTAGTCGTAGAAATATATTTTATGGTTTAGATTTTTCTCAATATGATGCTTCTGTTCCGCCCTTTTTAATATATGCTGCATTTTCAATTCTTGCAGACAATATATTATTTGGTGCTTATGAAGATACTCAGAAAGTTATGTATGGAGGTAGTGGTACTAAGGCACGTGCAATAAAGTTATGGAATATGTTAGTTCATTATTTTATATTCACACCAGTATTAACACATACAGGTAAATTATTTCAAAAAGTAGGAGGTGTACCCTCTGGATCATATTTTACTAATCTTTTAGAAAGTATCATGACACGTATTATTTATACGTTTGTTTTTATGGTTATGAAACAATATATTAATATCAAAATGTTCTGTACAAATGGAGATGATTCAGTTATTATAGCTGAAACTGGTACAAGACTTGATTTAGGTGTAATTTCTGACCTCGTTTTATCAACATTTGGAATTTTGATAAAGCCCGAAAAATGCATAGTTACTGAAACAACTGATGATATTTTTGCTAGTGGTAGTATTTGGAGACACATGTTACCATATCGTGAAAGTATTGATTGGTTCAGATTGGCTATGGCTGCTAGGACTTATGTTAAAGATGCAGATATGTCCTTTTCACGAATGACAGGATTGTTACTATGTGGAGGTTTTACTGACACTAGATTCTGTGAATTCTATGAATTCTTTCAATCATGCTACGCATTATCAAGACCGAAGTTCGACAAACACGACTGGAAAGTCAAAATGCTTGGATGGACCCAAAAAGAATTTGAAAAATTAAATTTATTTACAATGTTTTTACATTATTCTTAAATTTTTAAATAAATAAATAAACACATT